ATTGTAAATGACATTCATGGAGAAGGTTCATCGACTGGATGGAGATCGGTAATTCAAAATATATAGTTTTGAATGCTTAAGGTACAGTCAGTCCTGCCCGAAAGGGGTGCTAAGTGTAGGAAGTAGCGTTTCGAACTTAGCTTAATAGGTTGCTAATTTGTGAATAATTAGCAAATGCGGAGTCCAGGATGAGAAGCTTACTCGTGATCCCGAAATCACTTTCTTCAAATCCGTCTATGATCCATATGTAAACTTTGCTATGGAGTCAATTGAAAATACTTTCCAAGGTGTATGTGACTTTGGTCGTAAAGTTCAAGTAGATATTCAACGTAATGGTGATCTCGTAACCAAGATGACTCTTGAAGTCGATGTTCCCGAACTCGTTGATGTTACTGGAACTGGTGTTGCTGGTGTTTCATGGGCACCTAACCTTGGACATACTCTTGTTCGTCAAGTTTGTGTCAACATTGGAGGAACTGATATTGATCGTCATTATGGTATTTGGTGGGATGCATGGACTGAACTCACTCTTCCTACTGGAAAGCGTGTCGGTTACAACCTTATGATTGGACAACAAAATGTTCAACCAGTTGTTGGTCTTCCTAATGGTGGACCGGGATCTCCCACTCCCCAAATTACCGCTGTTACCCTTCGTACTGTCGGTAACCAAACTTGCAAGAACAGCATGGCTCCCCTTGATCCTACTGTCAAGCTTGGTCACCCTGCTCAACGTTTGTACATTCCTCTTCGTTTCTGGTTCAATGAGAACTGGGGTCTTGCTCTTCCTCTTATTGCACTTCAATTCCATCAAGTTCGTGTTCAATATGAGTTCCGCTCATTCAATGAATGTGTTGTCTTGTGTCCTTGTGATATCAATGCTGGAGATACTGCTCCTTCCATTGGTCCCGGAGGTGCTGGAACTATCAGTCCCTTGAACCTTGATAACTGTGTTCTCTGGGTAGATTACATCTATCTTGACAATGATGCTCGTCAACATTATGCTCAAAACCCTCACGAGTACCTCATCAAGCAATTGCAATACAATCAAGGTGATGGTGTTACCACTTTCACTCCTCGTGTTCGCTTGAACTTCAATCATCCTACTTCTGAACTTGTTTTGTGGTTCCAAGAGGATGATGCTGTTAACCGTGGTACTTCACCTAACTGTCCTGGTGGAGCCATTTATGGTGGAAACCAATGGAATTTCTATGCTGTCTTCGATGCTGCTACTGGTCCTCTTCTTGATCCCTCTGAATTCGGAACTAACCCTGTTGCTGACATGAAGCTTCAAATGAACGGACAAGATCGTTTCGCTGCTCGTACTGGTGATTACTTCAATCTTGTTCAACCTTATTACCATCACTCCAATGTTCCTGTATTGTCTCCTGACGGTCTCGATACTCGTTCTCGTGGTCTTTTGGTATACTCTTTCGCTCTTGATCCTGAAGAGCAACAACCCCAAGGTACTGCTAATTTCTCCAGAATTGATACTTCCCAAATTGTTGCTACTCTTCGTAACATTGGTGCTGGTAATGATGGACGTTGTCACTGCTTTGCTGTCAACTACAATTTCTTCCGTGTTGCGGGAGGTATGGGAGGCCTTGCTTTTGCCGCCTAGAACTTCTTCCGGGTAGCGGGAAAATATATGATGCAAAAAAAAATAATAATTATAAAATTTATTTTTTACTTAAGTGCATTGAACGTAGAGTTTATTGCAATTTTTTCCATTTTATCCAAAAATTCATCATAAGGACATACATGCTTCATGTAATTACAAGCTGAACAAGCAGATACACAATTTTCCTCACAATATCCTAATTCTTTTGAACTGATCTTTCTATCAACACCATTTCTATGTGTTTCTGAATTCTTTTTACCACAGTAATGACATGGTTGACTCACAATATTATTAAATTGTTCTTCAGTTAATACAAATCTTTTTCCATAATGTTTTGCATTATTTTTATATTTTTTATAGGATTCAGATTTTGTATCAGGAAAATATTCCCAATATTGCCACTGATATTTATGAGGATTTCTATATGAAACTATATGTCTTGCACGTCTAATAAATTGTTTAGTCTTCCCACTTCCCTTTCCATAATTACAAGATGTACATGCCGGTACAACATTTCCACAAACAAATCCTTTATTGTGTTTATATGCATCAATACCACTAATACTCTTTTTTGTAGGTTCATATGTACAATAGAAACAATCTGAAGTCACAATATCAAATGCTTCTTCATTAGATAATTCATAAGGAAAACCATTATCTTTTGCATATTCCTTAGTTTGATAAATTTTGGCATTAGGTTCAGCTCCTTGATGACGTTCTCCCCTTCTATTTTCTTCAGCATTATTTCTATTCTTATAACATTTGTCAACACAATACAAAATTCTTACACCGTTGTCTGTGATAAAATGATCCTTAATTTTACCAACAAATTTACAATCATTACATATATCAATAGTTTTATCATTATTTTTGATTCTAAATTCTTCAATAATCTTTATATTCTCTTGATATGTTTCTCTATCATGTTGATTCTTAGCTTCTTTGTCTCTAATATTTGTTTCATAATATTTATCATTGTGTCTACATCTATCACATCGCAATACTATATCTCCTTTTTTATTTTCAAACATAACAATGTTATATGTCTTAAAACACTTATCACATATATCTATATTATTATTTTTATTATTTTTTTTGAATTCATTATATTTTTTACGTTTATTCTCATTTTTTTTAGCGTTTCTTTCTTTTTCAAATATTTTCTGACATAGATCACATCTGACTTTGTTAATAGTAAATAATTTTATTGGTTTTATTTCCCCACATATTCCCTGACATTGAATTGGTTTATTTTTATTATTTTCAGTAATAACAGGATTTCCTCTACAATCATCACATTTTTTTGTAACACCATCAAATCCTATAAACTTATCTGCTTTTTTGATACGGAAGCAATTTTTACCTTGACACATTTTTATTCCATTATTTTCATATCGCTTATTAAATGCTAATGCTCTACTTTGAGCTACTTTATCATTTAAAGGTCTATAATTAATAGGTCTTTTTCTTGTACTCATTTTGGATCCACAATCCTTGCAAATAGTTTTTTTAAATTCACATTTAAATTGATTAAACTCTTTCCACAAGTTACACGCATCACAAAATAATTCTATATTTGAAGTATTAATATCAGCATCTCCAATTATATTATATTCTATTCTCATTAATGCTGCTTTCTTTTTTCGATTTTCTTCTTGAATTTTTCTATCTTTTCTAAAACAGTCAAAACATTTAATATCACGTGTTTTGTTTTTAATTTGAGACTCATCAAGTTCTCTTAAACAATGATTGCATGTGTATGTCACCATGATTATTTATATGATATTAAATATTTTACCTTTAAATCAATTTTCATTCGCTCATGATTTTGCTGTGAATTGAAAGTTCTTCAGTGTAGCGGGAGGTATGGGAAGAACTTTCAATTTATATAAAATTTAATAAATTATCAACAAAAAAAATTAATATTACTTGATATTTGTAAGCTATTATATAACTTCTTCCGTGTCGCTGGAGGAATAATTTAATAGGTATTCTAAAAGTTATTCCATATTATTCTTCGAGTGCTTTAATTTTAATAAATATTTTATTACTACATCATTATGATATTCGATAGATGTTTCAATAATATCTTCAATTATATCTTGATCTGGATCAGATTCTTCTACTAAATATTTTACTATCGATAATCTATTTCTTATTTTACAAGCTTCTTCAATAAACCACAAATCCATTGTCCATAAAAAGGAATGTCTATTATACAAAATACTAATAGGGATTAAATAATTAAATTTAATACATAAAAACATAAACTTTCCTGCTTCAATATTCCATGGATTATTATCAGATTCTTCTTCAACAAATTCATTAAATTCAGCTTCATGATCAGAAAACCATGGATTTTGTTTAGAATAAAAATATGCTATTTTACACATATTTTTATTAACAAATTGTTTTCGATTTTGTCTTTTTCTGATTAATTTCAACATATAATCGTATTTTAATCTTTCCCGAATGTGATCTTTAACAATACAGTCAGGAATATCAACAAATTTATTAACTTTATAAGCAAGCATTAAAAGACTGTCTAACTGATTATATTTTTTATATTCATTATAGTATTCATCACATGAAATATATCTATGTCCAAATTCTTCAATTTTCTGATGCATTAATGATTTTAAAGCAGTATCAACTTTTAAATCCAATATCATTATTTCATCAACACTATTTTCAAATAAAGGATTTGCACCTGCTCTAAGTAAAATGTTAGTTAATATTTTTTGATCCCAATTCACCGATTCATAAAGAGCTGTTGTCCACATCCCATAATAATAAATATGATTAACATTTATACCATAATTAATCAAAATTTTGATTAATTCATAATCTATATAGTCAAGTTCACAAATATCATTTAATAATATTCTTTTTTCATCAGAATAAATCATATTACAATATAATCCACTATTAAGTAAATATATTATTCCATCATGATCCATTAACTTACCTACATATTCAATTAATGGATGCATTACTTGTTTTTCGAAATCATAATCAGTAAAATGAAATACATGATTTAATCTTAATTTTCCTTCATTAATAAGAAGCTTTATAATCTCAAGATTGTTATTCTTAACAGCTCTAAAAATAGCTGGTAATACACCGAATTGTGAATATTCAACATCAATTCCATTTTTAATAAATTTTCTTACCTTTTTAATTTGCCCTTTGTCAATACATTTATAAAATAACTTTTGTTTTTTTGGTAATTTTAAAAATTTTTTTTTAATCTCATCATCTTTTAATTGATATTTAAAATTTTCCCGTCGTTTATAACTTATTAAATCATTGATAATATATCCATTATCAAGTTCTGTTATTAATAAATCAAATAAGAAATCACTATTTTGCTCATCACAATTTTCTAATAATTCAATATAATATTCTAAAGATTGATTTAGATCAATATCCATTTTTTTGTACATCATTAAATACATTATTCAATTTTCTTGATAATTCGCTATAAATAGCAACTTCTTCCATGTTGCTGGTAGTATGAGAGGAATCGTCATACCCACCCCTTACACTATAAAAAATGAAAAACAGATTAATTAATCCACCAAACATGAATAACATCATCGGAATAGCAATAGGTATTAGTGGGATTTACATCATCAAAGAAGATTGGAAAAGATTCAGAAAACAACAAGACCAAAGAGCATGCATGTACTTACAAGAAAAACTAAATAAAATTCAACAAGATAGTTCAGAATTAGTATCTCTTGACAAAAATTGTCCAAATAAATTAATTGAAAAAATGATAATGGATTACACGAATCGTACAAGACACAACGTAGGCTTACAAATCGAAATAGATGACTCTTCGAATTTATGTAAAGTCACAACGACAATAATTAAAGAAGATGTAATCATACCTAATGTTATTGACAAACATGTCAAAAATGGCAATACATTTTACACAAATTACATTAAATCATAAGATCCAGAACTCAAAAAGGGTATTACAACATAATATATAAATTAAGAAAATTATCAAATATAGGCTTCTTTTTAAATTTTTGTAATAACATACACAATACAAATTTTTTAAAACTGGGTGCTTTCTTTATTTGTTTTTCAGCCATTTTATATGGATTTTTAGTTTTAAAATCCTTGTGAGCTAACCATACATTGTAATTTACATTATTTGTGGGATCTTTAGTATCTTTTTTTGGTTCACTTTGTGGATTAAATTCAGTAACGTATGACTTCCAAATAGTCAGTTCACGGTTAATAAATTTTTGTTCAGCATTCAATAAAATATCGAACAATTTATTATATTTTTTCTTTAATTCTGTATTTTTACCAGCACAAAAATCCTTTACAATTAAATCAGAAAAATATCTAATAGAATTAATAGTTGGAGGTTGATATCGTAAAGATTTAATATAATCCTCTGATAATAAAATATTTTCAAGATATAAACATAATTCATCATTACTGAAATGATTTACATTTTCCTTTTTTATTTTTGATGCCAATTTTTCTACAAGTTGTTTATGAGTATATTCTTTGCATTCTTTCTTCAATTTCTTTAGATTAATTAAATTTCGTTTAATAAGATATTCTGCATATTTCTGTAAATCAGTTGCTAATTTATTGTATTTTTCTGGACTAATAGCTAATAAAGTAGCAAGTGTAATACCTAAATTCAATCCAGATCCACTAAAGAAATGCGTATTAAAAGCGGCATCACCAATTAATGCAACAACTTTTTTAGCAGAATTTTTCTTTATATACTCATTAGACTTATGGAATTTTAATGGAAATTTAATAATTTCACCAGTTTGGTATTTCATAATTTTCGGATCAACACCATAAAGTACAAAAGTATCATGGATTAGATTATTAATATCTTCTTTGGAATTTGTTAACATTAGACTGAGCATAATTGTTGAATCTTGTAAAATAAATATTCTCGATCGTGACTGTTGTCGTGGAAATCGTGGTCTAGTAACACGTATATCTTCATCAAGACCACTCACCATAAATTTTTTTGTTAATTTTTTAGAAGGTTTGAAAAATACTATTGCACCAGAGTATTCATTTTCTGGATAAATATTAACAGGGATTGTTTTAAACCATTTCTTTCTTACAGCACTATTACTTCCATCAGCACCAATTAATATATCATACATTATTTTGCTATTGTCAACATTCACTGATTTATTATCAAGTATAATATTCTTTCCAATAACAATTTTTACCTTATTTTTCAAGTATTTCATCATTTCCTTTTCTAATGAATTTAACTTAACAATAATAGGAAATAATTGTTTACTTTCTTTACTTAATGTAAAACAAATAGGTTCAGCAAGGAATTCGCTACTATTACTGTAACAAGCACCACGATTGAATAATTTCTTTATAACTTTTTCAGGAATTCCTAGATTTTGTGAATTACTATCAACAAAAACAATTTGTTCTCTTGTATATGTCTTTCTTTTTTCAACAAGTGTTATATTTTTAAACCCCATAACCCACAATTGATAACTTAGTGACAATCCAGAAGGTCCTGCTCCAATTATAACTATTTTTGATAACTTATTCCACATCCTATTATAATCAATTAAAAAATGCAATATTTTTTCATCATTAAAAGTATATGTTCTTTCGCAAGAAACCGCATATATTTTTCCACAAAGGATACCAGATACATCAACACAAAAAGAAAAGGGTTGATACCAATTACTATTACAAAGACAACAAACTTGTTAAAATACGAAAAGTATATAAATTTAACAAGTATTTCATGTCATTAAAAAAGATAGAAGAATATGATCCTGATATGAACTTAGTAGAATGTATCTACTTTAATACTGGACAGCGCATTAAAGCCCATTTCAAGAATGGAATATATAAAAAAATTATGTATCGCGACAGAGACATATCAGATTTCGTTAATGGTGTATTATTTAACGGTGATGAATTAAAAGGGCATTTATATGGAAACTCATTTGAATACAAATTTCTTGCAGCCAATGTTGTTTCATTACCGGATTCAAAAATAGATTTCAAAGTTGATAGAATATCATTCTTTTGTGATGGATTTAAGGTAGATAAAGTAAAAATAATTAAAATATATGATGAAGATCAAAATGAATATGAAAACATATTTATGAATGATCAATGGTATAATATAGGAGAGGTTTACTTTTCACACACAGGAATCTTTAATATATCAACTAATTACCACATGCAACAAGAACCTCTTTCTGATTAATACAAAATGATAACTATTGATTTAAATATCCATAAAATAGTACAATACGTCCCTTGTCAATTCACTTTCATTGAAAATCAAAATTGAAAAACATAATCCTTTAAATTACAATCAAAAAAAAACGAAATGACTTTAATCAAAACTATTAAACACAGCTTCGATATTAATTATATTAATGAACAAATTATTAAAGGTAAATATATTGATTCTGTTATTTTAGATTACATTATAATGAATTATAATGTTAGTTTTGATTCATTAAACATAGAAAATAAAATTATTACTATAGAAAATAAATATCATTTAATTTTCTATGTTAAATCTGAAAAACATAATTTTACAATAACAATTACAATGAATGATGATAATATATTAATTAATAGTTTTGATATTGAAAAATTTAATCAAAAGATAAATGGATTAGATATTGATCAAGATGATTTACCACCATTATACAATCAAATTAATCAAAGAAACCCATACGATTTAGATAATCTTGTGGGTGTATTAATAATTATTCTGACTTTAATCTAGATTTTAGTGTAATATGTGTATTTATAATTGATATAATTGTAAAAATCTCGATTATTTACTATGTTTATACAACTATAAAAAATACACCACAATTTCAAGTATTATACTTTTAATTTTTATTTTTGTATTTACACAAGAAAAAAATGAAATAATTTGTATTTCACAATAGAACAATGGATACTGTTAATTTAGTTATCACCTTTCTTAATAATTCCGACGAATGGACATTCGACATTGTAGAAAAGTTCATCAATACTCATTTTGATGATGAAAATAAACACAAAATATATAAATACATACTGGAAACCCAAATCTACACAAGAGAAGAACTGAAAAAAATAGTAAAATATATCAATACTGATGTATTGCAAAGATTTATGGTCGAATTAATATATAATTTGAGTGATACTGATGTCTTAAGACAGAATGTTATCAAGATTGAAGTAATTATGTTAGAATTGGCTAATAGAAAAGAACAAAGCTAATTTTTATTTTTTTAAACACTTATTATATACATCCAATTCATGAATATACTTTCAACAAGACTTAATGATATTGCTGATGATGTTAAAGACTTAAAGAAGAATCAAACAGTAATTAATGGTTTAGATTTCAATTTACCAACAATTGAAGGAAATTCTGGAGACATTCTCCAAAGCGATGGTAATGGATATACAGAATGGACAAAAATCTCTACAGTGATGGATGTATCAAGTAAAGGTGATTTAGTTACTTGTGACGGTACATCACTCAAAAAAATTCCCGCAGGTTGTGATGGATATGTATTAACTGCGGATTCCAAAGCAGAAAATGGTGTAGAATGGCAACCACCTAGTGGGAAATCGCAAAAGCTGAAACTTCTTGATACACATTTATACAATTTAGAACTTAATACACTTCCTGTTATTTTAACAAACGCTGATTTTATCAACGGAACTTTGAGAATTACTTCCAGTGGACATTATCAATTAGGCGAAGACATCGTATTTGATCCTAATCCCGATGATGATTATATGCCAACACAACAACAAATTGATGACAATGATTATCCCATTGCACCATTAGGTCCTTATCATCTTGGATTTTTCGCAGCCATAGCGGTGGAAGCCGACAATGTTGTTATTAATCTAAATGGACACTCAATTAAACAATCACCAGCACATCAACTCCAACAACGTTTCTTCGCCTGTATTGAACTTGGTAGTTCTCCATTTGTCCCCACACAAGGTCCCAGTAATTTCGGCAATACCGTTAAGTACCCAAGGAATGTCATAATTCGCAATGGTACTCTTGGTGCATCGTCACATCACGGACTGCATGGTAATTCTGCAGAAAACGTAATTGTTAAAGACGTAACCTTCGAGAATTTCGAATTTGCTGGTTGGGGACTTAATGGTTCAAAGAATGTACTTTTCAAAAATATTGTTGTTACCACAAGTGATCCAGCACCATCAGTTATGGGCACATATTCACAAGCTAGATTCGTTCGTTCATTTGTACAAAAAATCATTGATGACAACGGTGCACCAGGACCCAGTATTAATATTCGCGGCACTCCAAAGACAGGACAAGATATTCTCAATGAACTCCAAACGGTCATGAATAATGTTTTTGATGTTGTAATTAATGGAATAGGATCATTTTCGCAAGAAGCACAAGATCTCTTTGTTAATACAAAAGTTGGACTTGATGGTAGTGTTTACGGTGGACTCTTTAATACTTTTGGAGTAGCAGTTGATGGTTTTATTCAAGACAGAAGTACTCTTGAAGGTGGTAATGAAAACATTTGTCTAGAAAATATAAGAATTGAAAATTTAGTATCAACACCACATGAAGTAGTTGCACTTACTGATGAAGCCAGTGTATCTAATTATGGTATGAATTTACAAAAAGGTCCAGTTGGTGATGTATTTCGTATTTTGGATGTAACTAATGAAGATGGAACATACAAACCTGATGTACTTTCTAATGCACAAATTTATATTGCCGCAGTGGGTGTTGGTGCAGCACAACGTGGTGGAACCAGTATTGATGCTGACGTAATTGCATGGGCTGCTGGTAATGATACATCCATAAACGGTACTCATTACTTTAAATGTCATGCCGATTCAATGGCTCACGATATGAAAGGTAATATTGGTCTTTTCTTATCTGGAGCCACTGATGTTCAGTGTGAAGGACTAATTGTTAAAGACATCAAAAATCATGGTGCACTAAGTGAATCAGAAAAAGAAAATGGTGTGGAATGTACAAATGGCGATGATGCTTATCACGGTAATGTATCAAGAGGAATTGCTATTGTAAGTAGCAAGAATTGTAGTTTCAAAAAAATAAATGTATCAAACATTGAGTCTGATACATCTGACGGAATTCCGATTGATTTTATTGGAGAAAATATCAATATTTCATTGTTTTAATTAAACAATATATGTCTTAGTCCTTCACTAAAAGATGTATAAATTTCTTTAGTTTCATTATTAACACAAGCAATTTTAATATTACCTTCTTTATCACATTTCATCCAACAATGATGAGTATTTTTTTCTTGAATAACATTTAACTCTTCACTAAGTGTTGAGTGCATAAAATCACTCCACATCATTCCCCAAAATCTTTGTGGTCTGCTTTTTTTAGAAAAATACCATTCCCAATTAAAACTTTCAGTTGCTTGATACCAACCATTATCATCTGGTGGAAAGAAACTATATGAACCTTTTTTAGTAAAATGCCAATAACACTCTTGTTTATTGGCTACACATTGTTTGTACTGTTCAACGATTTGTTGCATTTTTTTATTGGATTGATAGAAGAATAAAAAGAATAATCAATTTTTACTCAGTAATCTGATTCACTGTCTTCAATGTATTCTTTATCATCATCCGATTCTTGAATATATTCACCATCAACAGTAGTCTTTGCATAACAACTATTAATCCAATGACCTTCTCTTCCACATCGATAACAGGCAGTAAAATTGTCAACTCTAGGTTTGGGAGAAATACGAGGATTTGTTTGAGTCTGAATTGAAGGAATGTTAACAACTTTGGTTAATAATTGAGGTATATGAATATTAGGAGAAGTATGTGTCTGAATTGAAGTGTTTGTATTTTGAGTCAAATGTATATTATTAAATTGATAATACATTCTTGCTAGAAAAAGATCTTTATCATTAAAATTCCGACTTTTATCAAAAACAAAACCATTTTTTGTTTCTTTCATCATTTTAATTATATTTTTAGTCACAGGATATTCATTAATATCTACTAAACGATAATTATTACCAATCATCATTTTATCACCAACTCTTTTAAATACACATGAAGGATTACTATTTTTGATATAATCAATCAAAATTTGATAATCAATTTTATCTAAACCCAGTTTAATTCTCGGAGCATCTTCACATTCATTAGCAAAGTGCTTTTTACTTTGACAATAAAAACATGCATTAGTAGCTGTAGCAATTTGCTTTGTTAATTGCTCTCTTTGACTATCACTTAATTCCATAGTAGTAAAAGATCCGCCACGAACATTATCAATTCCGTATTTAATCATATATTCAAGTACTGTATTATCTTCATCAAACATACCAGTACTTTCTTTTAACACAATAATATTAATTGGTTTATATTTTTTAGTCCAGAAAGAACCATTTCCAGACATATGTTCATTAAATCTTCTACTACAATTAGAAGATTTACCAATATACCATTTATTATTTTCACATTGAATTGCATAGATATTTTCAGTCATTATTAAAAGAATCTAGGTGTTGAATACATAGTTCAACACCTAATCAATTTTTTAGTTTATTAGTTAAATTATCTACTGACATCATTAATGTACCTTGTAAATTAGGAGTATCAAAATCATCCCATAATTGCTTAATTATATCCCACTTAAGTAATTCATCAAAGTGATTATCCCTTTCATCAGGTTTCAACACATTTATAGGATTGTCAACAAAATCCTTATGTTCATCTATTTTATCATTTATACATCGATAAGCCATTGGTTTCAAACTTTTGTGGAAAAGCTGATGTGATAATTCTTTCACATTTTCTTGAACCCATTTGTTCCCTTTTGAAACATATATTTTTTTCCGCGATTGATCTGCAACACGAATATTAGGAGGAATAGTCCAATAATATTTTTCAAATATGTATTTACAAACTTCTAATATATCTTTATTATATATTATATCAGTTAATTCTTTGGTATCTACATTAAAAGCTGATGCTGGTTTAATACTAAAATCCTGGATAATAGTGTTATTATTAATAATAGTTTTATGAATATTATTACTGTTATTATTATTTACAGTTCCAGACATTTTCTCATATACACCACATTTGCTTTCAGCTATTTCATTTTTATGTTTTATTTCTGATAATTTGCTTTCTAAAGATTTAATTTTGGATAATAACTTTTTATTTTTTTGTTCTAATAGTTTTTTATCATCAAACAATTGTCTACTAAATTTCTTAAGTTTATAATATTTTTCTTCGCGCTTTTTAAGTCCATCTATTGTATCTATTAATTTAATTTTTTCTCTACAATTTTTATTAATTTCACAGTGTCTTAATAAAAGACACTGAAATTTGAACTCTTTTCCACAAGAAGAACAACAAATCATTTATATAATATAACATAAAATTTCCTTTTAAAATTGTTACACAAATTATTACACAAATGTCATAATAATTGCATATTTGATGCAATTAGTTGTCGCAAATATGCAATTAGTTGTATATTTGATGCAATTAGTTGTCGCAAATATACAACTAAAATTAAAAAATTAAAAAAGCACTTTTTCAAATTTTGGTCCACTAATTTATTGGATCTTTTCTACTATTTTCCTACTATTTATTTATTATATTTATTATTTATTATTTTAATTAAATATGAAAGAGTATAAACACACACAATTTTATTGTGTGTTGAGAGATAAAAAAATCTAAAAAACTTTGTCAAAAAAAGAGTCATTTTTTACGGACAAGGTATTTCTTTTGTTTCACAGATTCTTTCTCCATCAACAATTTGACACAATGTTTCACTACACGACTCTTTATAATTATAATTAACTACGTACCATACAAATAATCCAGTCCCTAACATAAATATAATTGTTGCAATAATAAAGCCTATATTGTCTTTAATCAGCTTCAAAAAATTCATTTTCTATATAAATATTAATTATTATTTATTCTAATACTTTCGCAATAAACTCATTGTCACTAATCTTATATTCTTTCTTAAATTTTTCCTTTATCAAAATACTGAGTACTTCTTTGAATTTTTCTTCATCATAATACACTTTCAAGATCTCTCCACTTAAAATATTAAACAACAACAATTTAACCTTTGTAATATCATATTCCACATCCATTTTTTTGAATTGTTGATCCAACATATAAGCATAAACAACCAGCTGTAAAACATGCTCACTCTTCAGATTATCCACACACTTAAATTCCCATACATGGTTAAATTGTGTATCAATACAATCAACAAAACCATCAATTTGCTTTTTATCAAATCGTAAAGCAACAGGAATTTCATATTCAGCCTCTTTTGATATATTACGCTTTACACGATTAACAGCGCGATCCAATGATTCCTTTGTTAACCAACTATAATCCTTAATTTGGTTTACTTTATGCGTATATTTACTTGCGTCAGCACAATAATGATTCGCGATCTGTAATAACATTTGTGGACTAACTGATTTAATATCACCATCATCAAAGAAGTCAAATAACTCATTCTGAAAAACTAATCCACTTTTCGACACCTTTTGTCCATTAAATAGTGCTAATTCCTTTAGTTTTTCATAAATTGTCATTGTTCCCTTTGTCTTTAATTCAGCATAAGAAGCAATAGCTGTTCCATTTATTTCTGCCACATTTTCTGTTAAATAACCCTGTTTCGTGATTCGAGGAATATCAATAAAGCGATCAGGTTCTTTGACATGTCTGATCTTAATGTGTTTCATACATTCTTTTATTACACCGGGACTAAGTCTCTCAACTAATTGTGTTACACTCATACTATTACTTTTTGATTTATTGATCTTTCCCTCTTTAATTTTCGCATTACCAACAAAATTAACCCTTCCTTCCAACATTGTATTATCAACAAACGGCATAAAATCATTTTTACAATTATGAAGCACAATTAGTTTCTCTTTAGCCCGTGTTAGCGCAACATAAACATCATTAGGACAAACTTCAGTATCCTTGTCTTTGTTATTACCATAATTGTAATAAAATGCATCAAATCCAAAGACAATAACGACTTTACGCTCTAGACCTTTTGTCTGATGAAATGTGCTAACAACCATTTTGCCCTTAATTACATCATCTCGAATAATTTCCTCTTCACTGATAGGTGCATAAATAGGGATTTTAAAACTATTACTTAATAAATTAGTTACCTTTGCCACTGGACTCTTTGCACTTTTAATACTAGAATTCAACAAAAAGATATCTTCATATTTATATTGGTTCAATAATGGCATAATAATATTCTTAATGATACTACCAGGTCGATGAATATCTAAAATAGCATAATCAACAGGTGCACCATTCTTAATTGCTTTAACCCTGTTTGTTTGCAAAACACAGTTATTAAGAAATGTCGCCATTTGTTTGGTAATTCTGTAACTGACTGATAATTTAAGATAAGACCATTCAAAATCATTAAACCTAAATAATCTAGATCCCAAAGTCATAAATCGCTCATCTGCTCCTTTGAAACTGTAAATATTCTGATATACATCGCCAATTAAACAAATTTGTGGTTTAATCTTGAAATCCTTCACAATTTTTTGAACCAATTTAAAATATTCATAAACCATATCTTGCGCTTCGTCAATAATAATGACGTCATACTTATTTACCCTATTTGGCTTGATATCGTTATCGATAATTGAATACAGCGCTTCATCATCAAAACATCGTTCGTGATAATACTTAACTGCAAAAGCGTGGTAACTATGAATTTCGAGATTATATAATTGAAGAGTTTCAGCCCGCTGTCTGCTTTCTAATTTAAGTTTTGCATTATATGTTAATAGCAAAAATTCTTTATTTATTTGACTAGCAGCATGCATTACGGTAGTAGTTTTTCCACTACCTGCAACTGAATCAACCACTACATTATTGCCATTTTTCAATGCATTAATAACATATTGCTGTTCTTCCGAAACTGGTGGAAGAAATTCCATTACACGTTTTAATTCGTTGTGATATAAATAAAAAAGATATCTTTAAATATTCAATTTTATGTAAGGGTTCCTATTTTACTGATTTCGTTAACCCTGTTATCTTCATTAATCATTAATTCATTGACGAAACTAGTAAAATTATTCAAAGATTCAAGTGAAATTATAGTATCTTCAAAGTGAATCATAAATGTATCAAACTTAACCATTGTAATAACAATCATTTTATCTTTTTTGTATCGAAATCTACTCATTTTAATATAAAATAACCAGTCTTTAGCACTACTTTGAAACACTGGTGGTATAATATCATCGTAAAAATCAAATGAAACATAATAACCCCTGAATTCTTTATCGATATCTAAATCATCAATGTTGTCATACATAATAGTTTCTTTTTCGTTGTAAAAATAAATTT